CTTCGCCTTACTCACTTCGGGATTATCACCCGTACCTCCGCTTATGTATACAACATCTCCTTTAACTAAGACTTCCGCTGCCATTACTTGTTGCAGTAATGCTCCATCTATGTCACCATTAAACTGATCAGTTGTTGTTATGGAAAGTGTAGTTGTATTACCCGCGGTTAAGACATCTTCTAATGTTGGTGTATCGGTTGTAACCGTTTGCCAAGTTACTTCACCACTAGCATTTGTAACTAGTGCTTGTCCTATTGTTCCGTCTGTATTAGGAAATGTATAAGCATTATAGAATCTAATTGCATTTACTGACATATACAATGGCAAACCATTTCCCGCACCATCAGAAATTTGAACAAATGCACCCGCTGCTCTTGGCACAAAAGACACATTATCTATGGATTTTAATAATCCTAAATAACTATCCTTTATTTTATTTCCTGTTAATGCTGCCATGTTATTTTTTCTTTTTTAATGCTTTTTTTAAGTCTGTTCTTAATACTCTTTGATTCTTCCATATAGATGAAAAGAAAAATGGATGTGGTTTTGTTCCTTCTTTTAGAACGCTATTAATAGCTGCCCCAATTGCGCCATCGGGAACATTTTTGCTTAAAAAATATTCCGTTAATCTCTCTATTACATTACCACCCTCACCCTTCATTCCTTTAAATTGACTAGCGTAAGCACTTAATCTAGCGGGAGGGTTTGCCTTACCTTTTGTTCCAAACTCAACAAAAGCACCTTGAATAGCATCAACCTTTAATATCCAAGTACCCTTCAATCTTTTTACAATCTTTTTATTTATTTTTAAACTATTTCTTAATTTTCCACTATAAACAGATCCGTTAGATGATATCCTGTTCTCAGCATCTTTTTTACTGTTCTCTACAAACTTATCTATAGAATTATATATAGCATTATTCTTTGCTATTAATGATTTATCAATCTTAGCACTAACTTTATTTATGTTATGAGTTAGCTTAAATTTCATTCTATCACATTGCAAACTAGTTCAACAATTCTTTGATAACTTTCTTGAGCGGAAATAGATACAATACTATAATCCTTGTCTCTCCAATTAATAAAATTAGATTTAGTCAACAATGGATCCAATTGAGCATTTCTTACCCTAAAAACCCATATACCTTCTAATACGTTTTGATTACCCGTTAAGTCTTGTATATCAGTTCTCTTTTGATAAATATCTGCCCAAGTGGTTAAAACATCACTTTCAGCATCAAAAGAACGTTGTCCTGTTGTGCTTGTAGTATAAGTCCTAGATTTAATAGTTATTCTTTCCCTCATATTACAATAGGTTTGTACGGAGACATTAATTGAATTGTCTCTGTTGGTGGTGCCGTAGGTACATCCTTATCAAAGAAACTTCTATTATTATCGTACATAACCTTAATGTAAGCGAGTGTAGCTAATTTTATTTCACTTGGAACCGTGGATCCATCTGAATTGTAATAAACATTTACAGTTTGGTATGATTTATTGAAATCTAAAACTAAACTTCTTGCCCTACTATTAGTTAATCCGTAAGTCCAATAATCCGTAGATTCAGTAAACGTACCACTACCTTCAGAATTAAATGTATTATAGGTTACGTTAGTAACGGTAGTTACAGGAGAAAATAATAAATCAATATATTTCTCTGTAGAATCATATTGAATTACAATATCTCTGTCTTTTAGTGTTTGTTTGAATTGCCTTTCTATATAAGAAGCAGCAGCTTGAAACATATCATTGATAAGAGTATCGTCAGTAGAATTATCTACTTTTAAATAGTTCTTTATTTCAATTAATGTTAAGTAATCAAAACTACTAGAAGCGCCACTAGCATCAGAAATAGTGTAATTAATCATTATCTAATTCATCTATAAGCCTAGAAACTTTCCATCTTTTATCGGCTTCCTTACCAAATTTATCTGAATACTTATCCCTTAATGAGTTAATATCATCTAAATCATCTTTAGTATCTTTCTCAACCTTTAATTCTTTAGTCTGAATTACTTTCTTTTCTTCTTTTTTAAAGAAATCATACGCTTCAATACTAGCTTGTCCTGTTTTAATCAAGTGCTGCTGATCAGACTTAGAAGAAACTTCCAAAATATCTCCTATTTTAAATCTTCTTCCTTCATGCAAGAAGTCAACTTTTACTTTCATTTGTGCCATACTACTTTGATTTTAATAAATGTTCTAAAATTTTATTATTTAAAGATTCAATACTACCTAGTCTATGTCCTATTTCACTTCTAAATTGTTGATCAGAGGTACTGTTAATTTTAACATCACTCTCTATACTAGTAACTTTCTTTTCTAAATCCGTCAATCTATTATCGTGTTTTTTCAAGGTAGCGTTCTGTTGTTTGTCAATTAGTTTGTGTCCTAAGACGCTTCCTCCGGCTCCTGTTGCTCCAACTCCAAGTAATGCCATCAATTCTGCCCAATGCTGAGTAAGCCATTCGTTCATTCTATTATTTAATAATATCTTGCGCTTCCTCTAATCCGATTTTACCGCTTATAAACATATACATAACAGAACCCGCTACAAGCAATCTTATTACTTGCTTAATAAATCTAGGTGTTAGTTTAAATTTTCCCGCTCCTCCTTCCGGAGATTTAACTTGCTCTACAACTTCTCCCGCTAATGGAATTACTGTTTCAATAATATTAAGTAAACCCTTGATTATCATATTTTTTTTTAACAAAGATAAATAAAAAAAGCCACCATTTTAAAGGTGACTTCTTAAACTAAAAAAAACAAGAAAAAAAAATAAATTAACTATACTCCTTACTCTGAATAATTGATGTCATTTCTATAGGAATTTTATGCCCTAAAACTTTATTAAGTTTATTTATTTCGCTGAGAAATATCTTTTCTCTATTTAAGTATTTCTCTATAATTTCATTTATCTCTACTAAGTCCTTTCTTACCTCAAGGACTTCTTCCCGTAATTTATAATATCTTTTTCTCATTTCGTAATTGTTTAGCTTTTAATTCATACCACTTAGCCTTTGATAAATCACGCTCAACGGGTTCGTTTGGCTTTATACCTACTCTCATACGATATTTAAAAGAAGTCATCTCACAATGCTTTATAAACGCTTCTTTGCCCCAAATATCTATCATCATCTCAAAGGTTTCTTTGCCTCCTAGTTTATAGTGATTTGGATTTGTGTAATCGTATTCTTCCTTCATGAAACAAGGTTAATAACAAAAAATATAAAAACAAAGAAAAAGGGATGCAAATTGCACCCCCCTTTCAAAACAAACACACATAAGTGGTTTAGGCATTCATACTTGCAATAGCAGTTGAGAACGTTCCGTGAACAAAAGCATTTGGGTTGTGAATTGGCAAAGCAATTCTTTCTGTAGCTTTTACAGTAACCAAATCCTTAACAAAGTTGTCAGAATGTTGCTCAGAGAAAGAAATTTCCATATCTTCTCTCATTGCCAAAGTAGCACCCGCAGAGAAATCACCAACAATAAACTTGTCAGCCGTAACCGCAGTTGAAGGATATATAGGAGTTCCCAAGATTGTTAATACACCATTAACAAACACAACGTAATTAGCGTTAGCATCCTTGTGCAAGAACATTTTATTATAATCAGTTGGATTAACCATAACCGCAGTAGGAAGATACTCAGCAATTTGTGCTTGGTTCTTCGCAGCGATTAGTACATCAAACTCATTAGTGTATGCAGAAGCATTAACACCAAAGAACTGATAGAAGGCAGCAGATGAAGCCTCGTTAAAAGCAGCACCACCACCGGCAGTCATCAAACCCTGTAGATTAGCGCCTGTTCCGGCACCAAACAACAACTGATTGTCTTCGACATTCATCACCTTAGCGGGAATCCTTGTAGCAATGTATCCACTTAAAGCGGGAACATCGTTAAACATTTCCTTAGTCATAGTTAACTGAGAGCCAATGCTTCTTACAGGAGCATCAACAGGATCCAACTTAAATTCAGATTCTCCGTAAGCAGAAGCCTCAACTCTAGCAGCAGCGCCGTTAGTGTAAGAAGTTTCTTGGATATATCGAATTGTATTAGAATCAGTTGAGATTGTAGTTAGTAAATCTCTTACCCTAGTAGTTCTAGTTGGATCATAGTAAAATCCGTTTAGTCTATCAGCCGGTACAGTATCTCCCGATGCGTTAGCAGCAGTTGTCATAATAGCTTTAAGGTTTAATGTAGCTTTAGACGAATCTCCGCTCATAAACGATTTAAAACTAGGACTATCAGCTAAAGCCTCTTTAAGGTTTGCGCTGAAATTCTTAGGAGGAGCATTATGAAGTGACTTTTGCTTATCCAATTCCAATGAATCAATTCTTGAGTTTAAATCCTCAACAACTTTTCCATGATTTGAAATCAATTCGTTTACTTCTCCTTTTAGTTGGTTCTTGTAATCAGAACCCATATTTTTCTCTACTGATTGCTCTACTTTAGAATCAATAGTGCTTTCTAACCCCTCCTTGAGGGATGTTAAGCGTTGGTTTAAATCTTCCATTTATAATCTTAATAAAAAATTATCTAATTCGTCTGCTATCTTTTTGCTTTCGACTAATTCTTTTTGGAGTTCAGCCTTCTGAGACTCATTAAGTATAAGTGAAGATTTCTCTCTTAGCATTCGTAATTCAAATTCCATTAGATGAGGATTATCAAGTTTTCTAGACATTCCTATTAACTTGTCAAACTCATCCATTAGACTGTCAACTGATTTTGTCCCTTTAAACTCAGTTACTTGAGCCAAGGGATTAGCTGCCAAGGTTACCAATGAAAATTCAAATAATTTAATTTCCTTGATATAGTTGATATTAGCAGCACCTTGTTCTTCCTTAATTGGAATAAATCCAACAGAAAATTCTTTTAATATTCCTTCAGAAACCATTGTTTTAACATCCTTTCCTAAAGAACTATCTGATATTTTTGCTTCAATAAATAAGCCTCTATCATCCTCTTTCATGGATATAGCCTTACCAATTGGTTGATGCATGTTGTGTTGGTATAAAAATGCTATTCTTTCGGAGTTCTCTTGAAGAGTTTTGGTGTAGGCACCTTTAGTGATGATATCGTTGTCTGAATCAACATTATTGAAAGTTGATGCATATCCTTTGACAACGCCTTTCTCGTCATCCATGTCATCAAAATAATTTCCTTTGAACCTTAGCATAAAATTAAAATTTACCCCAAAGTTAATAAAAAAAAGAGCATTCATTTAAGAACACTCTCTACACAATTTTTAAACACATATCGCAGCCGTGTACACCACACACACAACTACAACACAAACCTAAACAAGATATCCAAGAAAACAACGACAATTCACAATTTCTTTTGCCGGAGCATTAAAATCTCTTGGATGCATCATCATAGATCCGTTAACATTAAAAGATTCATTCAAAGGAATAGCATTACTTCTTGTGTAGAATGAGGTTGCCTCAAAATGACTGTCCCTTATCCTGTCATCTAAAACACCAACCCAATATTTAGATACGGGTTTTTCTCTTGCTATTCTAAGCATTGCCTGTAATTCAACAGATGACTGAGCAATTCCTAATTCAGTTGCAGCAATTACTCTTGCCCTTGGGTTATTGTTGTGTTTTTTTATTCCATCTACAATATCATCCAAGGAATCGTTTTCTAAAATTATTCTATTTATAATCTCACTTGTTCTCTTCTTAAATAAATCAACCTTTGAAAATCTATTTAAAAAAATAGAAATAACTAATGCATTAATAAATGGATTAGACTCACCGCCGTATTTATTTGAATACCTATCGTCTATGTATTCACCCGTCTCAAGATACCCGTCCTTCAGTATGCTTTTTAACCCCTCTGTGCTATTAACTAATTCCCAAGCAGCATCTATTCCGTTTAGTGCAATAAATAAAGCTATGCTCCCGTAAACATCGTCTAATTCCTTCTCCACCTTTCCTGTATAAGAATCAATGAAGATGTTCATTCCTCTTTCCGTATTTAATAAAAAAGGAATATCACCTAATCCTTCTTTTAGGTACATACTCCTTCTTTCTCTAAAATTCTTATTTAGTGTAGGGTAATCTAATTCATGGTTACATCTCTTGATAAATGAATCATAATCCTCATAGAAATTTGGATAACACACTATTTTTCCTCGTAATCAGATGTGTCATTGAGTAATTGTTGACTAGTACCTCCGGCTTCTTTTGGTGTAACACCATCAGAAATAGGAATATAGTTAGCTAACATATGTATTTCGTTCATTTCTTTTTGATCAATTGGCTCGTATTGCATAGCTGCTCTCTTTTCATTTGGTGTAAGCCACCATGATAAAGATAACTGCCTAACAACTTTCTCCATGTCTTCCTGTAGTTCGGGAACACTTAAAAAATCAAAATCAATGTAATATTGGTTACCGTATGTTGGGGTTAACCATCTATTCAATTCATCCCTTACTGCAATCAACTTAGGGAATACTGCCTGTAAATAAAGGTACTTTTTTGCTTCCCTGTAGTTATTAAAAGTCGATGCCTGTGTATCATTCAGAAGTATTGATGGAACCTTGAATACAGAGGCTAAATCCTTAATAGATAAATTATATTGCTCTATTAATGCTAAATCAGCAGCCGGTAAACCCATCTCCAACCATTTAAACTGATGATTAGTTACCATAATTTCTCCGGCATTATCAACTCCACTATACATAGCTTTGTATTTGTCCCGAAGAGCAGAAGCGTGTTCTGCCGTTAACATATTATCATCTGAGGTTAATATGCCTCTAGCACCTTGATTAGTTAGGAATTTATTACCCGTAGTGATGGCATCATTATTCATGGCAAGATTACGAAAACTTGCCCTAAGTGGTGATTGTCCGTAAAGATGACTACCCGCAGTAGAATAATCGGGATTAAAATTCTTTATGTGGGCAACTTGCTCTGAAGGTATAGATTTATTGTAACTCAGCCAATTTAATGTATATCCCTTTATTGGTTCCATTATATCACCACCAACTATCTCAACCAATTGAGAAGGTAGAACGTGCATTTCTTTTATCCTATT